CGTGAGTCTGTTCCTGCCCGTGCCCGTGAGGGTGAGGCATATGACCTTGCTGGCTATAAAAAGGGCGGCAAAGTGAAAAAATATGCAGAAGGCGGTAAAGCTGAAGACGACATGAACCCATTTGTTAAAGGGGCTTCGGCTAGTGGTTTAGGTAGCGCTCGTAAACCTTTACCTAGTGAAACTATTAAAGAAAATAAACGTGCTAAATCCTTTAATGAAGGGGTTAGAGACGTATTACTTGGTACAGCAACTTCAGGTCCAGCAGGCGGGGCAATGGCTGCAGCCAAAAAGCTAGGTTCTTCAGAATTTAAGTCAGGTGGTAAAGTTTCTTCAGCTTCTAAACGTGCAGACGGATGCGCAATCCGTGGAAAGACTAGAGCCTAATATGAGAGCCAGCCGTGGTATGGGTGCGATCAACCCAAGCAAGATGCCTAAAGGTAAAGTTATTACCCGTAAGGATAATCCTGACCAAGTTGATATGTATAAAGAAGGTGGCAAGGTAAACGCCGCTGGTAACTATACCAAGCCCAGTCTGCGTAAACGCATTGTTTCTCAAGTTAAAGCTGCTGCAACACACGGTACTGCTGCAGGTCAATGGTCAGCCCGTAAAGCACAGTTAGTAGCCAAGAAATACAAAGCCGCTGGTGGTGGATATAAGTAATGAGCGCATTAGCCAAGAGCCAACGTTCGCTAAAAGCTTGGGGAGACCAGAAATGGACTACCAAGTCTGGCAAAAAGTCTTCTGAAACAGGTGAGAGATACTTGCCTGAGAAAGCAATCAAGGCTTTAAGCCCACAAGAATACGCAGCAACGACGAAAGCTAAACGTGCTGGCAAAGCGGCGGGCAAACAATTTGTAGCCCAGCCTAAGAAAATAAAGGCTAAAGTAGCGCCTTATAGGAGAGTCAAATGACTACTACTGGAACTACCGCATTTAACCTAGACATGAATGACCTCATTGAAGAGGCATTTGAGCGTTGTGGCATGGAGTTGCGGTCAGGATATGACTTTAGAACTGCACGACGCAGTCTAAATTTACTCACTATTGAGTGGGCTAATCGTGGTATTAACCTCTGGACAGTAGAACAGGGGCAGATTCCTATGGTTACTGGGCAGGCTATTTACCCTCTTCCAGTAGATACGATTGACTTGCTAGACCAAGTTATCCGTCAATATAACGGCAACTATGCAAACCAGATCGATATCAATATCAGCCGTATTGCTGAACCAACTTACATGACAATCCCTAACAAGTTAACACAGGGACGACCTATTCAGGTTTGGATCAATAGACAGTCAGGCATGACAAACGTTAGTGCCACAACCACATTAAACGGTGGCATTGATGCGGACGATACAACTATCACAGTGAGTTCTATCCTTGGATTGCCAACGGCAGGCTTCGTTAAGATTGGTGCCGAAACTATTGGTTATGCAAACATCGTAGGAAACCAGCTTACAAACTGCTATCGTGGACAGGCAGGAACTACCGCTACGGCTCATTTAACGGGCGCTGGCGTGACTATTCAGAACCTACCCTGCGTAAACGTATGGCCCACCCCTAACGCTCCTGGAAACCAATATACGTTCGTTTATTACAGAATGCGCCGTATTCAGGATGCAGGTGGTGGTATTCGTGAACAAGATATCCCATTCCGCTTTATACCTTGCATGGTTGCAGGTTTGGCTTTCTATCTATCTCAGAAGATTCCTGGAGTTGACCCTAACCGAATTCCGATGCTTAAAGCCGATTATGAGCAGCAGTTCCAGTTAGCAGCAGATGAAGACCGTGATAAAGCACCAGTAAGATTCGTGCCAAGGACCTTGTTCTATGCCTAATCGTTTTGCCTCGGGCAAGTTTGCGATTGCTGAATGTGATCGTTGTGCGCAACGATATAAGCTGAAAGAGCTTAAGACACAGATAGTTAAGCAACGCCCGTTTAAGATTAAGGTTTGTCCTAGTTGTTGGGACCCTGACCAGCCGCAGTTGTCATTAGGTTTATACCCAGTAGACGACCCGCAGGCAGTTCGTGAGCCTAGACCGGACGTATCGTATTTGCAGTCAGGTAATAGTGGCTTGCAGATAAACATAACAGGTGTAGGTCCGGACGGCTTTGGTAGTCCAGAATTAGGTAGTAGGGTGTTTCAATGGGGGTGGAATCCTGTAGGGGGAAGTAGAGGTCCTGATGCAGGTTTAACACCAAATGACTTGGTACAACAAGTAATTGTTGGTACAGTTACGGTAACGACAACATAGGAGTTGAAAATGTACAAAAAAGGCGCAGACGGTATCACTAAAAAAGGCAAAACCGAAGGTAAAAACTTGGGTGATTCAGGTCCTACAGTAGCTATTCAAAAGGGCGTTAAAGGCTCTGGCGGTAAGACCAATGCTGATATGAAGAAAATGGGTCGCGGTCTTGCAAAGATTGCTGCTCAAAAGAGAGGTTAATCATGGCTAAGTTTTCTATGAAAAAAGGCGGCAAAGAAGTTGGTCCAGCCGAAGTGTATGCTCAACCGCATACCATGAAGGGCAAACCTACTAACGTCAAAACATATAGCAACCAGGAAACTGGCGCTGAGTGCATGGATAAGATGAACATGTCTGTTGCTGGTATCAGCAAAGGCAACTATCCACCAGACAATAAGTACGGTAAGATCATGATGCGTGGCACAGGTGCAGCCACTAAAGGCAAAATGTCTAGCGGAAAAATGGGCTAATCATGAATTACGAACAGCTTTACGCAGCTATTCAAAACTACGCAGAATCTGACGAGGCATCGTTTGTTCAGAGTATTCCTACGTTCGTTTATAACTGCGAAGAGCGTGTTTATAACGCTGTTCAGATCCCTGCTATCCGTAAGAACGTTATTGGTAACTTCACACAAGGCGACCACTATTTAGCGCTACCTAGCGACTACTTAGCTTCGTTCTCCCTTGCAGTTATTGACGCTAGCGGTAACTACGAGTATTTGATTGATAAAGACGTTAACTTTATCCGCCAATCATATACAAACCCTAACGATGAAGGGTTGCCAAAGTACTACGCCCAGTTTAGTCCGTACACATATTTAATCGGACCTTCTCCAGATGCAAGCTACCAGACTGAGTTGCATTACTACTATTACCCTGTATCGATTGTGCAGGGTGTGTTATCTGGGCTAGGAACTATTACAGGCGGTTCTGGTTACATCAATGGCACATACCAAAAGGTTCCTTTGACTGGTGGTAAGGGTCAGTATGCCTTTGCCGATATCGTTGTGGCAGGTGGTGTAGTTACTACAGTGTCAATCCGTGATGGCGGATCGTTCTATATTGTTGGCGATGTATTGAGTGCATCTACTGCCAACTTAGGTAACTCAGGTTCTGGCTTCTCAGTGCCTGTTACTAACATCAACAATCCAACTGGCTCATCATGGTTGGGTGACAACTTTGAAACAGTTTTGTTATATGGTTCGTTGAGAGAAGCTGTTATTTACCAAAAAGGTGAGCAAGACATGGTAAATTACTACGAACAAAAATACCAAGAATCCTTAGCGTTACTTAGAGATTTGGGTGATGGTAAAGATAGACGTAGTGCATACCGTGACGGACAACTCAGGTTGCCTATACCTGGACCTGTTAGATAATTTTTTAGGAGCAACAAATGGCAATTACTCAAGCAATGGCGACTTCATTCAAGGTACAACTCTTGAATGGTCAACAAAATTTTTCTGCAAACACGTTTAAATTAGCCTTGTATACAAGCTCTGCTAGTTTGGACGAGAACACAACTGCATACACAGCAACTAACGAAGTAGCTTCTGCTGGCAACTACACTGCTGGCGGTAATACTTTGACTGTTAGCGTAACTCCAACAAATACTGGCAACGTAGCTTTTATCTCGTTTGCTAATACTTCTTGGGCGAATGCGACGATTACTGCTGCTGGTGCGTTAATTTATAACAACAGCCAGTCTAATGCTGCTGTGTGCGTACTATCTTTTGGTGGTGATAAGACTTCTACCAACGGTACATTTGCAGTGAACTTCCCGACCGCTGATGCAAGCAACGCTATTATTCGTTTGACCGCTAGTTAAGGAGCTTTAAATGGCTCTCATCTTAAAGGATAGGGTTAAAGAAACCACTACTGTTACCAGTACGGGTACGGCTACCCTTTTGGGTGCTGTAACTGGATACCAAGCCTTTTCGGTTATTGGTACTGGAAACACGTGCTATTACACTATTGCTGCCCAGACTGGTAATCAGTGGGAAGTAGGTATTGGCACGTTCACTTCGCCCGATCAGTTAAGTCGAGATACTGTTTTAGATTCTAGTAATAGCGGGTCACTTGTTAACTTTTCTGCTGGAACAAAAGACGTATTTATAACTCAGCCTGCTGAGAAGTCTGTATATACAGACGCAACAAACATCGTCAATACTTCTGGCAACGGCGCAAACGTCGTTACTTTTACACAAGTTAACACAACAAATTTAGTTGCCTCTACAGCCACGTTGACCGCTGGTACTATTACCGCTAACGCTTCTAATGCGACGGATATTACCAACAAGACTTATGTAGATAATCTGTTTGCAACAGGTATTACGTACCATAGCCCTGTGCGGGTAGAGTCCCCTACCGCTTTATCTCCAGTAACGTATAACAACGGTACCGCCGGAGTTGGCGCAACACTAACAAATGCAGGTACGCAGGCAGCCTTAGTGATTGATGGGGTTTCTGTTAGCCTGAATGACCGTGTTCTTATCTATACACAAACTGATCAAACACAAAATGGTGTTTACACAGTTACAAACGTTGGTTCTGGTTCTACAAACTGGGTGCTTACTCGTGCTACTGACGCTAATACTTATGGCGTTGGAGACCCAAATAAACTAGGTCAAGGCGACGCATTTTTTGTACAACAAGGTAATACAGGTGCTGGTGAAACTTATATCTGTAATACAGTAGGCACTATTACCTTTGGCACTACAAACATCACATTTGTTCAAATCAGCACCGCTCAGATTTATGCGGCTGGTACAGGTTTAAACCTTGCTAACTTAACGTTCAGCATTGCTAATACAGCGGTTACTGCAGCACAATACGGTAATGATGGGGCTGTTGGACAATTTACAGTCAACGCCCAAGGGCAGTTAACCAACGCATCTAACGTATCTATCAATGCTTCTAGTATTTCTGTAGGCACATTAGCCAATGCTAGAACTACAGCCAATGCTGCTAACGGCGCTTCAACGATTGTTGCTCGTGATTCTGATGGTTCGTTTAATGCTAACGTAGTAGCTGCTACAACAGTCAATGCCACATCTGGTAACTTCACAAACGTATCGGGTAATGGCGTAGCCTTAACGGCTATCAATGCCTCAAATATATCTAGTGGAACCATAGATAATGCCCGCACTACCGGTAATACGGCTAACAGCGCAAGCACGATCGTACTCCGTGATTCTTCTGGAAACTTTGGCTCTAACGTAATCACAGCCTCTTTGTTTAGCGGCGATGGTTCAGGTATTAACGCAATCAATGCGTCTAATATCTCGTCTGGTACGATTTCAAATGCTCGTACTACTGCGGCTTCCGCTAACGGAGCTTCTACGATTGTTTCTCGTGATTCAGGTGGTAACTTCTCTGCCAATACGGTTACTGCAAACTTTGCTGGTAATGGTTCTGCGGTCACAGATATTAATGCCTCAAACATTACTTCGGGGACTTTATCAAATGCCAGGACTACTGCTTCTTCTGCCAATGGTTCTTCCACTATTGTGCTTCGTGATACTAACGGGTCTTTTGATGCCAACGTTGTAAATGCTACAAACCTTAGTGGTGGTGGTACGTCTATCACTTCTATAAACGCATCTAACCTTTCTGCTGGTACTGTTCCAGTAGCTCGTGTTTCTGGCTCTTATACAGGTATTACTGGAGTTGGCACGGTTACTGCGGGTACTTGGCAAGGTAATGCGATAGGAGTTGCTTATGGTGGTACTGGAGCAACTAGCTTAACTGCTGATAATGTCATTCTTGGTAACGGTACAAACACAGTAAAAGTAGTTGCACCTGGCACAGCAAATAACGTTCTTACCTCAAACGGAACTAGTTGGGTATCTCAAGCCGTATCTACTGGCGTAACAATTACCAACGATACCAGCACAAATGCTACGTATTACCCAGTATTTACGACTGCAACTAGCGGAACTATTAGTGCGGCAAACGTATCGTCTACAGAGCTGACTTTTAATCCTGGCACGAACGTCCTGACTGCACCAAACATGCAGGCAAGCAACGGTATATTTGCCAACAACAGAACTGTTGGTTTAAGTTATTCGATCCCTTCTGGTTATTCAGCCGTGTCAACTGGGCCTGTTACTCTAGCCAACGGGGTTAGCGTTACTGTGCCATCAGGGGGCAAGTGGGTGGTGCTCTAAATGTATGCTGAGTCACCCTATGCCGGGTCGCCGTTTGCATCGTTAGGTGTTGGTGCTGATGTAGCCGTAACGGTAGTAGGTGTTTCTGCGGCAGGGGCAGTAGGTACGGTAGATGTAAGCCTTGGTTGTACGGTTGATTTAACTGGGGTAAGCCTTGTAGGGCGAGTTGGTACTGTAAGTGTTGTTGCTGAAGCAAATGTCAGCCTAGTAGGTATAAGAACCCCTTGCTTAGTCGGGGTAGTGGATGTAAAAGCTGACAGTAATTTAGCCTTGACGGGAGTAAGTTCCCCAGTACTACTTGGTAATGTGGATGCTAAGGCAAGTGCTGTAGTTAATCTGACCGGGGTTTATGCAGTAGCACGATTAGGTAATGTTGATGCTACTGGTGATGTAATAGTAGATTTAACGGGATTTGCAATACCCGCTTTGGTCGGCAACGTAAGTATTACTGGTAATGCAGTAATCAGCTTGACTGGAGTTAAGGCGGTAGGTAGGATTGGAAACGTTGATGCCAAAGCAAATGCTACGGTAAACGTGACAGGTGTAAGAACAGTTGTTAAACTTAACCGAGTAAACGTCTGGGGGTTAATAAATACCGATCAGAC